GCCCTCTCCGCTTCACTGCTGCGTGTTGCCATTTTGTAGATGGCGACTCCCAGAGCCACGGCAGCCACAGCGGCAAGCACATACGGACTGGCTGCGATTGCTATATTCATCAGCTTAGTGGCACCGGTAGTAGAAACGATTGCCGCCCGTGCAGTAAGCACTTGCATTTGATATATATAGAGGGCACGCTTACCCAGATTCACTACCCCGTTAAAGCTCATTTGGGCTATAACCGCCGTTTTGGCGGCAACATTGTATTTGCCAAGCACAGATACCACACCATTGCCCAACTGATAGAACGAAGCCAGAACAACTGCGTTTTCACCTATTACAGAAGCATAAGCAGACGTCGGACCCAATAAGTTGGCAAAACTTATTTTTATATCATCTACTTTTGCACGCAGTATTTCCATTTTGTGTGCCGTCGTTTCTGTACGTACAGCCGCTTGTTCCTGAGCCACACTGGTACCCGTCACCTTTCGTGTCATCTCCTCAATAGCCGTTGAGTTTTGTATTAAATACTGTGCAGCGGCTATGTTTTCCATCCCGAACAGTTTACTTAAGTATGCAGCGTCTGTTAACCGGGGTTTCAGCGCGTCCAGCGCTGTGGATAAAGAAGTACGGCTCAGGTCAACCCCCAATTCAGTATTTAGTTTCAGGATGATATTGCGGAGAGCGGTTCCGGCTTCACTTCCTTTTAAGTTGGCTTTGGACAGCACTTCAAGCGCCCCTGCACTCTGCTCTACAGTCAAGCCCATGGCAGAAGCCGCGGAACCTACAACCTTAAAACTTTGAGAGAGTTCTTCTATTTCGGCCGCTCCGTATTTGCTTCCTGCCGCCAACACATTGATAACCCGTTCCGCCTCATTTGCCGTCAGTCCGAATTGGTTGATAGTTCCGGCAAGGGATGTTGCGGCAGCGTCGATGCTCATGCCGGAAGCTTGTGCCAGCGTCACGCTCTTTTCCTGCAAGTTATTCAAACCGGACATTCCGATAGTGGCGACATCTATCTGGCTGGCAAGAATTGCATACGCGCGTGCTGCCGTGCCGGCCCCCAAGCCAGAGTCCTGGCCTACCTTACGTGCATTCTCACCAAGAGCTTTCAGATCGTCACCCGCAATACCGGTAATAGAACTAAGGTCCGCCATGGATTGTCCAAAGTTCATTCCTCCCTGAGACAAATTACCCAGCACACCGCCCAACCGTTCAGCGACTCCCAGAAATGCATTCAAGTCGGGCATCTTCAATCTGCCGCAAATATTTCCAAAGCGGTTGGTACTGGAAGATGCCTGAACCGCCGCCTGGTCTATGGCGTCAAATTGCTTCCTGACGTTATCCAATGCTCCCGAAATATTATTTTTCAGGTTAAGTATGATGTCAAATGAAACTTTTTCCATATATTTGTGAGGTAAAAATCAAACAGTTATGACTATTGGAGGTTTCTTTATAGTATTATTCATCATTATCGGTCTCTATGGGCTCTTCAAAAAAGACGACTCCACTATTACCGGGAAGGATATTGATGAACTCATCCACGAACTGGAAGAGGAAAAGCCAA